GTAGCCGCCGTTTCCTCGGCTGTGCCAGTTTCATATAACGCTTTGCCGAAACCTTGAACAGTTGTCGTGGCGCCAGCCGCCGCGTTTCCCACGTCGGTGAACGACTGCCCCGCGTTCTCGACCACTTTGGCCCCGTCCGCCATCTGTCCGACCGACGACGCCATCGTCGATGCCGAATTGGTGATTGTCGATGCCGTGTCTTGGATGTTCTTCCCGACGTCGGACAAACCGCGCCCGAAACCGACAACGGTCTTTGCCGCCGTGCCGATGATGCCTCCGCCGCCGAATATCTTCCCCAATATGTCGCCGAAACGCTGCAAACTCTCGGATGAGGCGTCGAACGCCGACGGATAGTTACCGACGTTTCTACGCCAGTCCCCTTGGGCTTGTTCCAGCTGCTTTATTTCAGCCGTTAGGTTCTGGATGTCCTTCAGCTGCTGTCCTCCGACCAACGGGTTTTCCCTCTGGGCCCTCCCCAACTGCTCGTATTCCTTCCGCATATTGGCCAGTCGGGCACGCATCGCCTCGATGCTGTCCTCTTCGGCCTTCTCGTTGATAATGTTGTTCTGCAACTCCTTCTGGTAAGCCGCCAGCGACGTTTTCGTCAGCTTTATCTCGGCGTTGGTCATGGCCAGCTGTTTGTAGTATTCCTCCTCCGTGATTTTGCCCATTTCACGCGCCCCTTGTATCTTCAGTATCTCCGCTTTGAGCTCCGCAAGGTGCTTGTCCAAATCGGCCACGTTCTTCACGGCTTCGCTGTCCGAAACCTTTAGGTCAATGATAACGTCCTTTTTGAGCGTGTTTGCCATTTATTTAATCAGATTTTAACTATTATTTCGCTTTCGTTGTTCCGACCTTCGCTCCAGCCACGCGCTCCATATCGTCGGCCATTCCCAACAGCCTCTCCCCCGCACGCAACAACAGCTGCTCGGCCAGCTCGTCGATGCCCTCGGCGACGGCGGTGCTGTAAACGTCGGTCTGTTTGTCGGGCTCTCTGTATTTGAGCGAACCCTCCAGATTGAGTTTCCAGTAGATTGCCTTCACCACTTTTTCCAAATCGCGGTCGTCGGATATTCCGAACTTGCTCTCCAGCCCCTTCGCCTTTATCCATTTGGTCAGCTGTCCGCGCCAGTCCCACGGGTCCGCCTTCGTCGTTTCCGTGCGACCGACCTCGGTGCGCTCGGCGAAATACGGTGCGCCGACTATCTGGATGCCGTAATCGGTGATGTGGTATTCCAGCGACGCCGACGTTTCGCCCGTGGCGTTCACGTTCTCGTCCTCCATGTTCTTTCGGATGCGGGCGACCATCTTTTCACCCCATTCGCGTAACACGTCCTCGAAATCGACCTTTACGCTATCTACCGCGCTTGCCATATTTCTGCTTCATTCGCTGCTCCATTATTTTGTCGTATTGGTATTTGAACTTCGCCTCGGATGACTGTTTCTTCGCAATCAGCATATAGTTCGACATTTTCACCTTCTCGGCCTCGTCGAACGACTTCAGCCCGAAATACTCTGTCACGGTCAACAGCATCTGTTCGCCGAAATCGGGGAACTCCACGCCGATGGCGGCCCGCTCTTGGTCCGCGTTTGGCTTTATCTCGTTCATTTTGAGGTATTTGGTGATGCCTTCCATCTGATTTTTGAACTCCTTCAGTTTTCCGAACGCCATATACACGTATTTTTCGCGCAAGAACCGCTCTGCATATCCGTCCTCCAGCACGTCCAGAAACTCCCCGACGGTCATGTCGGTTAGGTCCTTTTCCAGCGGCTGCGGCTCGACGGCTTCCAACAGCTGTTCAACCCTCTCATCCGTCAGAAACGGTAGTACCGATTTGGTCTTGGTCTTGCGGGTAATAAGCATCTACGCACACGCCTTGTTTTTCCGTTATTGTCAACGTCAGATTCACGCCAGAACGCGTCGAATCGCTTCGGTCGTACACCGACTTCACCTTCAGCGTATCGTCCTCTATACGCAACGTTTTCTCGGCCATCACACGCGAAATGAAATCCACGGCAATGGCGGCTGCTCTGTCGATGATGTTGGCGTCAACGGCGGTCATGTTCTTGTCCGCTGGGCGCTGGGATATGAGGAACGAAACGTTCACCTCGGCGCTCTCCTTCACGTTCGTGCCGTTCGGGATGAGGTTCCAGTCGGTAACCACCAACAACAGCGCTGTCGGGCTCGGTTTGTTTCGGTCCAACGAAACGTTCGCCAGCGGTTTGCTGTTGTACTGGTAGCTCTGCAAATAGCTCCCGCTGTCCTCCACCATCGCGGCCAGAATGTCTGTCAGTTTGTTTACAATTCTCATTTGATAAATGCGATTTCTCTATAATATAAATATATCCGACGGGCCGTCCATTACCGAAAACGGGCGGTCCGTAAACCGCCCGCTCCAGCCTTGTCGGATAGTTCCAGCGCCCGACGGCGATGGTTTGGGTATCATCAGCACGGTTCGCGGAAATACGTACAGCTGATGACGTCGTTGTCGGCCAAATCGGAATAGCCGTATGTGTATGTGTATTCGCCCGACGAAATGTAACATTGGTCCTCGTCGTTCAGCGTTATTCTATTGTGTTCGCTGCCTCCCGTGGCGAATGTCACGGTCTGCCCGTCGGCAATCGTAAGCGTGTAGTCTGGGTCCCCGCTCGTCATGCTGCCCGAACGCCCGTCCGATGTGGTCCAGCTGAAATCATATCCGTTGTAGGTCAGCGTAACAGAAACTGTGGCGGGCGGCGCGGCATTGTATAGCACGTTGCCGTTGGCGTCCTCTATTTTGAGGACCTCCACGCTGCCAATCTCGATTTTCGTAACCTCAACTCCGTTTATTGCAAGTCCCATTGTATTAGGTAGTTATGGGGATTATTTGGTTAGTAATAGACGACTGTCCAGCCAGACGGAACTCCAGACGCGCCGCTGTAGTTGGCGATGTCGGAACCCGTCGGGGCGTAGATTGTGCCAGAGGCGGATACGCCAGCAAGCCAGTTATTGTATCGGCCAGTGTCCCAAACCGAAGTTTTTATTTTTACGTTTGTAAGATGACTACAGCCTTGGAACATAGAATTGCAAGACCCTTGGTTGGTTCCATAAGTACCGTCGAAATCATTTAATTCTGGGCCGTTTATAAGTCCAGTACATCCGTAGAACATCTGAGACAGTGTCGATGTTTTCAATGTTACTACATTTCCGAATGTAATCTGACTTGCATCAATGAGGTGTGTGTCGCCTCTGAACAGATAAAGTAAATGTCCGCTCTCATACGTCCCCCCAGGGGCGGTTGTCATTGTATTGAAATTGGTTTTGTTCAGCATTGAGAATGGATTACCTCCTACAATATGGTCAACATCCATACGAATGCATCCATTAACATAACTTGTCGCTGTTAGTTTTGTTGTATTACCCCTCAAATACACGCTGTTTCCACTTTGAACTGACAATGAAAAACTTGTTGTATCAGATATACTGTTCCAATTAACTCCATCTGTTGAATACTCGAACGAACCGCCAGAGGTTAAATTGAAAGCCGTTGTCAGCGTGCCATTCTGGTCACTCACATTCTTTACGTAGAAATACCCACTGTCCTCATAGGATACTTTAACTAATTTGTAGTATTTTTTTGTAATCATTTTCTTTATATATCTGTTTAATTATTAGTCGATTACGAAATTATAGGTAACCGTTGACTGGTCTGAAAGCGTGAACGTCAGCGGCAATGTTTCGCCCTCGATTGCATATACGGTGCCATCCAGCGGGGTGCCTATCGACGGCAATCCTCCAGTGCCAACGAATACGATTGGGTCCATCTTGCCAGCGATTTTATTTGTTAGGGCCGTGTCGGCTGTATTCATTTCCGTTTTAGTAGCGTAAGCCCCAAGGTTTGGCGTTCCTTTGATTTCGCTGTACTGGATGTCGTTGATGTAGTAGTCAGTGTCAGCGTCATAGGTCCCCAACGTGTCGAACTGGTATTGGCTGCCGTACCATGCGTTTCCGCCCCCGCCTCCTCCAGCTGGTATCTCGATGGTCTTGTCGTCCGTGTCGTTCAGCCCGAACGTGCCGATTGTGGCGCCGTTCTGGGTCAGCGTAACAGTGCCAGTGCCGACGGTCGGTATTGTCGGCGTGCCGCTCAAATCGGCGTAATTTCCCGTCGTTGCGACGGTCGCCAATGTAGGGGTGCCAGTGAGGTCCGAATACGCGCCAGTCGTGGCCACAGCGGCCAGATTCGGGGTGTTTGTGAGGTCCGTGTAGTCGCCCGTGGTCGCCACGGTCGCAAGGGTCGGCAAAACGGGGATTGTCGGCTTGTCCGTCAAATCGTTGTAGCTCCCGCTGGTGGCAACGGTGGCAAGTGTAGGCGTTCCGTTCAAATCGGAATAGTTTCCAGTGGTCGCCACGGTGGCAAGCGCTGGTGTGTCCGTCAAATCGTTGTAGCTGCCAGTCGTTGCGACGGTGCTCAATTCGGGCGTGCCGCTCAAATCGCTGTAGGCGCCAGATGTCGCAACAGCCGCCAGATTCGGTTTGCCGTTCAAATCGGAATAGTTTCCAGATGTGGCGACCGTCGCCAGTGTCGGCGTGCCCGTGAGGTCGGCGTAAGCTCCAGATGTCGCCACGGTGCTCAAACGTGCGCTCGGCGTGTAGTCGGCCAGCGCGGTCTGCAACGCCGTGGTCGTAACATAGTCGTTAAGCGCGGTCTGCAAATCGGATGTGGTCACATAACCGCTCAAATCAATCGACGTGTCGCCGATTTTGGTCCACGTGCTGTTGGCGTACACATATTCCTCGTATTGGTCGCTTCCGCTTCCAGACGGTCCGATGAGGTAAATGACGTTGTTCTTCGGGTCCGTCACGTCGCTGGTCGATGCCGCGAACTCGAAATGGATGGTCTGGATGTTCCCGATGAGGGTGTTCACCTCGGTTTGCGTGTATGTCTCGGATTTCGTGTAGTAGTTTACCAAATCGTTCACGGTGTTCGTGATGAAATCGGCAATCATAAGGTCGATTTCGCCATTCGTGTAGTAGTTGGTTTCGTCCATGCTGCCAAGCGGAATGAAAAATGTCCTTGTTCCCATTGTCCAGTCAAATCAAATCCGTTATTTATCTGTCCATCGTCCAGTTGCCGTGTGCGGTGTAGGTCGGCTCGTCCGCCCCGTATGAGGTGTACACAAGAATCTCGTATGTTCCAGACTCGGATGGGAAAGTGGTTTCATAGTACGGCATTGCCATTGAAAAACCGTCGCTGTCCACTCCGTAATTATCCTTGGTAAGGTCGCTGTATATCTCGTCGCCGTTCTCGTCGTATATCGTGCCGCAAACAGAAACATTGTTGATGTTGTCGCCGTATTCCTCCATGAACCATTCGGTCATCCAGATGTACGGGTACCACGAACCCTCTCCGTCATAGTGCATCTTCACAGTCTCGATAGGGTTTGGTTGAGCTGGGCTCCCGCCCTCTCCAGCTGCGGGCGGGAACGGCAATCCAGTCGCGTTGGCGTAAACCTTCTGCGCTTCGTTGTAAGCGGGCAAAAAATCTATATTGAGTTTCATAAATATTTGTTAAATTATGATATTATTCAGTTTCAATTATCCTTCTGTAGAACTCCCCGCCCCTCTGGTCGAACGCCATGAACTGCTCGATGACGTCGGGCGGCGTGTCCCCGTCCAGTATTTTGCCGCGCCAAACGTATTGTCTGTCCTTCAGATACTCGTATCGGATGGAACCGTTGAATTGGCTCTCGGATGACGCGTCGGCTATCATCCCAAGCTCTTCGCGGGCGATGTTCCACAAATCGGTGAGGCATTTCCCGCAATTTGTCTTTTTGTATGCCACGCCCAATTCGTCCAGAACTCTGTAGATGGTCTGTCGCTCCTTTTTCGGGTCAGTAACAGCCGCCATGGCCTCTATCATCTCGTCGCGTGTCATTTGTATCTCTTTTTCGTGTTTATATTGAAAAGGCCCCGACCCTCTGTGCTCTGGGTCTGGGGCCTCCTCTGTTTGTTTTTTGTTTTCGGTGTCCGATTAGCAATCGGGCGCGATGTTGGCCATATACTCGGCCATGGTGGAACCGACCGCAAGGGTGGGAACCAAAAATGCGCCAGAAATCGGGGTGTTCTCCTCGACCAAACTGATGCTCCAGCCCCCGTCCGTATCTTCGCTATATTTGTCGTTGTCGATAGCGGATGCGGTGAGGCCCTTCTTGCCGCCGTAAACTTGGTATGCGCTGTCGCCGTCGGAACCCTCGAATGAGTTCTGTACAACAGCCACAAACTTGCCATTGGCCAGATTGTCGATGATTTTGTTGGATGCGGTGTGTGAGTTGTCGGGCACGATGAAATTGAACGTGTTCGTGAACTTGTTGCCCGCATTGCCCTCGACCATGGTCGTGTTGGTGCCGTTGTAAGGCTGTTTGCCGAATTGCGTCACGGTGTAGCCAACGGCGGTGCCGATGGTGGTGATGTCGGTCACGACGTTCGCGTCGGTCTGGGAAAAGGAAACCACAACGTCTTCCTTGTTGAACAACCACGCTTTGCTCTCGATGCCAGCGAAATTGGGTTTGGCACAATCCGCCTTGATGCACGCGGAAATCTTTTTATCGCAATGTCCCATAATGGTGTTTATCTGTTTTGATAGTTATTTTTCGTTTTGTTCGGGTCCGCCGTCGCGGGCTGGGCCGTTCATGCCGCCGCCCGCAACGAACTCTCCGTTTTCAGAATTAGGCGTTCAACAGAACAGCCGTTGATTTCAAGCCGTTTACGCCGCCGCCGACCACAATCTCTTCGCGCCAGTTGTCCTCGTTGGTCCAGCCGTCGTGCCAGCTGAAAAACACTGGGTCAAGAATGTTGGCTCCGACCATATAATATTCGTTCGGCAACATGCAAATGCACTCGTTGTCGGCCAAAAGGTCAGTGTCGATTATGCGCGTAACGTTCAGCTGTTCAGCAAGTTGCTCCTTCGACATATAGACTGGTGAGCTCGTGCTGGATGCTTGCACGCGGGAAAGGGTTCTGATGGTGGCCTTGTTGAGGAATGCGAAAACCTCTTTGCCGTTCGGATTGTGGATGGCATCGACAAGCATTCTGATGTCGTCCAAAAGGAACGTGGTGCCAGCGTCGCCGACGTGCATCACGGTCGTGTAGGCGTCAGTGGTGTCTTTGTAGATGGCCTCGATTTTGGTCACCTTGTAAGGGTCGGCTGCGTCCCTACCATCACCCTTGAGGATGCAAGTCTTCACTTCGTACAGTATCTGGGATGTCAGCTCATTGAGAATGTAGTTCAGCAAATCGTCGTCGCTGTCCCAAATCGTCTCATACGATAAAGTGGCGATTTTGTAAAGGAACTGGGCGTCCAACAGTTTGGCTGCGAACTCCAGCTTCTGGGCGGCTTTGCGGTCGCCTTTGGCGTGGCCTTTGGCCCTTGAGGTCTCGGCGCTCTGGGTGCTGGTGTTGGCACGGCAATAGAAACGCTTTGCTCCAGTGAAATTGAGGGATTTGAGCCAGTCGGCTTCGCGGTCCCAAATGTCTGATATTCTGCCTTTTACGGCTTCGGGCAAGAATGCGTCGCTGCCGTCGGTAGTAACGGTGTCGGAATAGGCGTCGTTCTTCACAAGCATGGCCTTCCAGTTTGCGCGGAACTCTTCGCCGTTCTTTGAATTGCGGATGGCTTCGCAAAAGTCATGCACGCTGTTCTGGGTTTTAAGATAATTTTTGTCCATTTCTTCTTCTTCGTTTTCTGTGTCGCGAACGTCATCACGCTCGGCGTTGATTTTTTCGTTGATTGCCTCGATAGCCTCTTTGAGCTCGGCAACTGTCGTTTTGAGGTCGTTCATAACCTCGTTTGCTTTCTCCTCGTCCTCCACGGCCTCCACGGCCTCGATTGTGGTGGTCAGATTGGCGATTACGGCCTCGATTTCGGCCTTCTCCTCGTCAGTGAACGCGGCGTTGGTCAAAAGCTGCTGTTTTCGTTCCAATTCGGTCTTGAGAAACTGTAAGAATTGCTCCTTCATTATTCGGTTTGTTATGCAATTATTTTTCGTATTTCGTTCGGCCAGTATGGCCCTCGTATATATAAATATATCCGTGTCCAATTTTTTTCCAAAACTCCATTATTTTGTATATTATCAATATGGGGATACAATTGGAAATAGATTTCAGCGAATGGCGCCCAATTAAGGGTTTTGACAACCGCTATGAGGTAAGCTCCGACGGGCGCGTGGCATCCAAGAACTATATGAAAAGCGGTCGTCGCGTTGAATTGAAACAATTCAAATCCGATAATGGATATATGCGTGTAGGGCTGTCGAACGGCGGCAAGTTGCAAACCGTTTCCGTGCATCGGCTGGTAGCTTCTGCGTTCATACCCAATCCAGACAATCTTCCGCAAGTTAACCACAAGAACGAAAACAAATCCGACAATAGGGTTGAAAACCTCGAATGGTGTAACCAAAACTACAACAACGAATACGGGTCGCGCCCTAAACGGGTGATGGAACACAACCAAAACAATCCGAAACAGAATTGTCGGGTCGTGTTCCAATATACTTTAGATGGCGATTTCGTACGTGTATGGCCTTCGTTGAGTGAAATACAGCGTGAGCTCGGATTTGCATATACGAATATCCAGTCTTGCTGTGCTGGAAAACGAAAAACAGCGTACGGCTTCGTCTGGAAATACGCCGACTAAATAAACAGATAGCTTCTGCTCCTCTTCACCTCGGTCTCCACGTCATCCAGCTCGTTGAACTGCTCCATATAGTTCTTCACCGAAAACTCGCTCTTCCAGTCCGCTGGGTGTTTGACAACGGCCACGGCTGTGAGCATCGCGTTCAAGACTGTGTAGCTGTCGTCATTGTTCACCTTTATGCCGTCCATGCCCCCGATTACAATCATTTCCGTGCTGTAGCTCTTTATGTCGCCAGCCTCGATGTTCGGAATGAGCCAGTCGCGGCACCACGGGATGTTCTTGTTGATATGAGCCTTCACGTAAAGTCCAGTGTCGTCGGCTGTAACCTCGTCCACGCTGCCGATTTGCTTATCGTCTTGGTGTTCGTAATTCAGAATAGGCTGTATTTTCTTCTCGGCGTACGCTTTGAAAAAGTTTCTGAACGTGTCTTTGAAACAAATCTCCTTGTTGAGGTTCTTCACGCCGAAATGAGCCGCGTAACCCTCTATTTTCAAACGGTCGTCATCTGAACTGCAAGTGATTATGTCTATATCGTTGTATAATCTTATTTTATCCATAATTATTTATCAATTAAATAGTTATACTTCCGTCAGCAACGTGCGGGCCTCGTCGCCAAGCCTACGTATCTCCTCGTCAACGTCAACGCCAGCGTCCGACAATTTGATGAGGTAGTCCAGATAGGCCGTGCGCTCGGCGCAAACAGCCGACAACGTGTTGTTTATCTCGGGCGCGTTGGTGATGGTGTACGTGATGTTGGAACTCGGAATGATTTCGTCGGAAACGACCACGAACAGCATACGGGCCAGCTTCAGCAAACCCTCGGAAATGGGCATGATGCAATCTCTGTAGAACGCCTTCTTCGCCTCCTCCATGTTGGCGTATGTCGATTTGCCGAATACAAGGTCAATCGGAACGCAAAAATATTGGCACAAAAACTCCAATGACATCTTCGCCTTCTCGGTCAGCTTCAGTTTGTCAATCGGTAGGTCGATGGTGTCCACGTTCAGTTTGGCGTTGCTCCACAAGAACTGGAAATCGTCGGAATGCAGCCCGTAATCCTTCTTCATCTTGCGGTTCAACTCCTCTTTGTCCTTCGGCGACATCGGCACGTTTTCGCCGCTTATGATGGCCAGCGGGGCTGGATTTGCGGACAGATAGGTGTCGGCGTTGGTGTAGGTGTTGATGCGCTCCAGTTCGGGCTTGATGATGCCGAAATCCGTGCGGCGCTGCATCGCGTATTTGTCGGAATACAACACAACGCACCTCTTGTTCGTCACGGTCCTTTTGGCGTCGAAACGCAACTCGTTCGGATACGGCAATCTGTAGTTGAAATCCTTGTCGTAAAAAATCACCGCGTATCCGTTCTCCCATAACGACCACTGCAACAGCGTGGCGTTCCTCTCGACGAATTGGCATATACCGTTGGCGATGATGCTCGATTTCTTCGTGCTGTATGTCACGTTCTTCATCGCGTTGAAAATGCGCTGCACAACGGCCCACAGATAGGCCTTGGCGTAATCTCTGTCGCCGAACTTCATCGTCCACTGGTACGGCAAAACCATGTTGGCCAGATTTTCTTGCACCGCGTTGGCGTTGTAGGCGTTGCCGATTTTCAGCTCCATCGGCGGGGCCACGTTCTTCCTAAATCTGTCGAATAGTCCCATTTGTCCTCCCTATTGCTCGTTATTGGCGGCCTTCCAGTAGCCAACGCTGTCCATCGCCCTCAAAACCTCTTCCTTGGTCATTATGGCGTATGTTCTGGAAATGTTGTTAACAGCCGTCGTGTTCACCGACAACACGTTCTTGTTGTTCACCACGAACGTCGTGTTCACCTCGATGGCTCCCATCGCGCCGTAAACCGTGCACAAGTCTTGTAGGCTGTCGATTGTCGTCTGCTGCTCGGTAACAGTCTGCTTGTAGCGTTTGATGGTCTTGTTCTTCGACGACACGGCAACGCACAACAGAATGAAAACGATTAAAAACGCCGCCTCGATTGCATAGGCGGTCCATTTCACGGCCTTCGCGGCCTTTTCAGTCAATACCATTTTGTCAATATGTTTTGTCTAATTATTCTTCCCTTCCGTGCCTCGGCCCGTGGTCCTTTTCGCCGTTGCCGTCTGGATTGTCCACGTGGATTTCGTATTCGCCCTTCTTCAGCCGAACGTCCGAACCCTTCTCGATGCCCATCATCACCGTGGCCAATGCTGGGAACGCGAACAGCTCTCCGACCGCACCCAAAACGGAACCGTCGATGACGGCTGTCGGCGGAACGAAAAACGCAATGACTATCAATGCGATGGATACCACAAGGCAAGTCCAGAAAACCCATTTGTTCATTCGGGCGTAAACGTCCTTGATGTATTCCGCCATCTCTACAAATACTCGTTGAAATAGTCGTTATTCGTGCGGTCGTTCCACTTTATCCCCAAATATTCGCACAGCTCCCTCAAATAGGCCGTGCCGATGGTCCAGTGGTAATGGGCCAGCTTCATAATGTTGTCCACCGACAACTGGTCGCTGTAGTCGTCGCGCTTCTGCACGGTCCCGTATATGCTGACGTAGGCGTTGTCCCTCAAAAGATGGGCGTAGGCCAGATGGAACTCGGCTTGCCTCAATCCAGCAATCCACAATATCTCTGGATTGCCCCCGTCTGGGCCCGTGGGGCCGCCGTATAGCTCGGTTTGATGGTCCGTCGGATTGTCGATATATTCGGCGTACAATTCGTCGCCTATACGCGGTTTTATGTAGAACAGCTCTGTGTCCTTGATGGCCATCTCGATGTTCATGCTGTAGGCCTCGTCGCTGATTTTCGGCATCGCCGCCAACAGCTCGCCTTCCGTGATGATTGTCGTGTTCGTTGGCATTTCCTTATTTCAATTGAAATCAATATTATTCTCCTATATATAAATATATCCGTCCGACAAACAATTTGCTAATAGCCCGCCGAACGCAACCACGTGAACGCGTAACGCACGGCGTCGCACGCGTGGTCCTTCCCCTTCAGCTGCCTCTCCTCTGTCAATTGTAGGTTCTCGAACTCGTCCCGCGTGCTCTGGGCGCTGTCGTCGATGACAATGGCATCCAGCCCCATCATCGCCGTGATACCCTCCAGAATCGGCTTTTTGGGGGCGTTGCACAAACTGAAACCCTTGGCTATTCTGTAGTCCTTCCATTCGCCGTTCGACGCCGTAACAACCTCGTCGTATATCATGCGGGCCACTCCCCCGTAGTCGCATAAAATCGGCGTGGCGTAGTTGAAACCGCACTCCCACAATGTAACGGCCAACGCCTCGGCCTTCAGCGTGCCGCGCCCGTAATAGTATGTGTGAACGTATAGTTTGTTCTTATACAATTTGCAACCGACTATCGCCGTTCTGTCACTTCCACCGAACGCGGCGTCCAGCGCGATGCACTCGTCCACGGGGATGTCCTTCCAGTCGTCGTAGGTACAATATTCCAGCCTCTCGAAAACGCGGCCAACCATATCGGCCTCCTCGCCCAAATAGTAGCACTTGTAGGCGAACTGGTCGTATAGCGTGGCGTTCGGGGCCTCGGCCTTCTTCTTCAACAGCTCGAAAAACTCCAGCTGCTCCTCGGTCAGCCATTTGTTGTCACGGAACGTCGTGTGCAAAAAATTGGATTTGTCTGGTTTCAGCCATTCGGTCAGTTCGCACTTCTTTGTCGGATTGAACGCGAAAATCAGCTGCTTCCGAACGCCCAACGACAAAACCTTTATGATGCGCGGGTCCATTCTCAACGCCTCGTCCACGAAACAGTAGTCCATGCTGCTGCCTTGCGGTTTCACGGGGTCGTCCCAACTCTTGAAAATGAAACGGCTGCCCGTCGGCGTGTCGGCGTGTAGGCCGACGGTCTGGCTGCCCTCGACAATCAGTCCCGTGGCCCTCTGGAAATCGTCGATGCAATTCTGCAACGCTGGATACGTGTCCGTAACTATGTAGTTCACCAAACGCTCGGAACCGCTGGATAGAAAATACAACCACTTATATACCGAAAACGATTTCGCCGAACGGTATTCAGCGCCTTGAGCCTTGTATCAGCATGGCACGGCTGTCCACGTTGCGTACAAAAAACTCAAGGTATTTTTTCGATATGTTTAATATTTTATTCATCAGATTTTTGCAATTCGGATTTTATTTCCTCCAGCGCGGCCTTCACGTCGATGGCGTCTGCGTGCTCCACCTCCAAACGGGCCGTTTCGTGGTATCCAGCGCGACACTTCAGCCAAAAATAGATTGCGCTCGGCGTGCCACGGTTTATCAGCGTCATCAGCTGTCCCTCAACGTATTCGCGGGTCTTTTCCTTTATAACGTTAATAGCCTCGTCGAAATCTGGGTCGTCCTTGCGCCACTTTTCCAGCGTAACACGGCTGATGCCCGCACGCTCGCAACTCGTCGTGGTCATCGCTTTGCTGTCCTCGTAGGCCTCCAGAAACAGTTTCTTCTTTTTCTCGCGTTCCGCCTTTGTCAATGCTTTTCCCATATTCAATGTGGTTTTCCTCTATATGTATAAATATAGCGCGGCCACGCAAAAACAAAAAATGGGGCTCCAGTCGGAACCCCAATCGAAACGTAAAATAAAAAATGAGTGAATTACCCGCTCTCGGCGGTTTTGGTATAGTTAGGCCACGACTTTGGCCCTCTTGTCCTCCTTCATGCTCCATAACGCGGAACGTAGCCTCTCCAGCCACTCGCCCTTCTCGGTCAGCGGGTGCCATCCGTCGGAATAGCCCCTCAAATAGTCGGCGAACGCGGTCAGCCCGTATTCGGCGACGATTGATGAGTAGGCGCCGTCCTTGTTGCGGATTTCCCACCACGCTTGGGCGAAACTCTCGAACCAACTGTTCATCGTGTAGCCAAGGGCGTCGAACAGAACCTTCAGCTCGGCGTGCATCTGGTGCCCCAACGCGATGTCGTCGGCATCGACGTAGATTGTGCCGTCCTTCACCTTGTCGTCCAAACGTCTGCCGAACAGAATTGCGTGCGTGTATCTGTGGTTCACGCTGGTCTTGCCGCGCTTTGTGATTTTGTTGCACAATTCGTGCTCCTTTGCGAACTCGTCGATGATTTCGATGCTGTCGTTGCCTTGCGTGCGGGCGCTCTTCTCGTAGTCCTTTATACCCCAATTCTTGTTGGTGCTGTTGATTTTCGATATGATGCGCATCGCCTCGGCGTCCTCGACGGGATAGTCCTCGAAAATCACCTTCAGCGGCTCCTTGCTGCCGTTTCTCCACGCCCTCAACATTGCCCAATCTCTGTTCTGGCCGTCGGCTATTCTGTAAGTGTTGATGTCCACTCTGATGGGGGCGAAAAACTCGCTTCCGTAGGGCTCTGTCTGGATGTCGCGGGCGATTTCGCGCTCGTGGCTCCTCCCCTTGAACTCTCTGTTCGCCTCGTAGAAACCGAACGTCCTCTCGACGATTTCGGGGTCGTCGTAGATGTATATTCTGCAATAGTCCACGTTCTCCTTTGTCGGAACCGTGTTGATTTTCACTCTGCCTTTTTGGGATGACATAACCCTTTTGATGCTCTTTCTCATGATGATTTATATTTATGCTGTTACTGTCGTTCCTTTTGAAATGGGCTGGATTTTCCCCCGCGTATCTCCCTCTGTTCCAGCCCAATAAGCTGATTTATGGTTTGTTAGATGAGTGTGCTATAATACCAAGCTGTCGTCGTCGTTGAAATCAATCCATTCGTCCGTGTCGTTCCAGCTGATTTTCCAGCGGCAATAGTCCAGTTCCGTGTTCTCGTCGTTGCTGTCCCGCTCGCACCACAATTCCGTGCCGTCCTCGCTCTCCAGCTCGATGTGCCAATGGCTGGTGAAATTGAACTCTTGAACCACTCTGACTTTGGCCACCGTGTAGATGTCGCCCTCGCTGCTTCTGTAGCGGCGACCGACGCAAACGTCGGCTGGGTCCGTGTAAACTCTGGCCGCCCAATTGTAGATGTCGGCGATTATCTCCTCCTTGTCCAGCTCATCCAGACGGTAATGGAAATCCGCGTCCTCGTTCGCCACCCAGTCCACTTCACCTTCAACGTATGTGTATTTGGTCCAGATGTTGAAATCCAGCGTCCCGTCGAACAGCGACACCTCGATGCTGATGTTCCCGCCGTCCGTGTCTTTGGAAACGATATACTCCGAATCCACGTCCTCTTCCACCATGCGCCTTCCGTCCTCGCTGTCCAGCCAATCCAGCGCCTTTTCCACCACTTTCACGACGTCCTTTCTGATTTGGGCGCAACCGCTTCCGTCGTATGCCTTGTAGCCCTCGATGAACTCTTTGTTCGTCACGCGGCGCCATATATTGTCTTCCGACTTCTTCCAGTATTCGGTCCCCCACTTCGATTTGATGACCGCAACGGCGCCGACGGGGGCCTTCCAGAAATTGTTCTTCTCTCTGTAGTTGACGGCGAACACGTTGTCACCGTCGTCCCATTCGGAACGGGCCTCCAGCTGGCCGTGAACAACCTCGTTGTCGTCCTCTCTGGCCATTTCGTTGTACTGCTCCCGAACTTTGTCTTCCACCTCTTTTTTGATTTCCTCGACGCGGGCCTTGCCGTGCTCCTCCTCGAACTTCTTCATTCGGGCGGCCTTCACCTCCTCGATAGCCTCGTCGTTTAGCTCGAACCATTGGCCGTCGATTTTGATGTAGTATTCGTCCACGCCGCTTGTCCAATTGTCCAGCAATGCGATATAGCCGTTAGGGGCTTGTGCGAACTTCAAATCGTCGTCGGCGAACTCCATTTCGGGGGTATAGAACCAATGGGCCTCGCACCACCCTTGTCTGGAATAGTTGTACATTTGACGGTTTGAAATAGCGTTACCGTTTTTAAGATTGTTGTTTGATTTTACGTTTTCGCCCGTCGGCATCAGTTTAATTTCACTCATTTGTGTAGGTTTTAATTGAAAAAAAATTATTTTACGTTTACGTTTCTGTCGATAATATACAAAAATCTCGGGCGTGGAAAAAAAATCTGCGTTTTTTCTTCATTTTTTCTTCAGCCACCGTCCCTTCACCCCTTCTTCACTGATGGCCAACCCGTTGTTTTCCAGCGCTTTGGCGGCTATTTCCTTCATTTCCCCGACGATGAAAAATATTTTTTCTTCGTCATTCCCCTCGTCCGCCGACGCTATATATATTGTGTAGCGCATCTTGCTCGGCCTTCCAGCCTTCAGCCCGCGTGCCGTCATGCCCGTTTCCACGATGTTCCTCTTGTGCCCCATCTGGTCCAGCGCGGCCACCATTGACTTGTGCATTTCCGCGTCCGCGTTCATCGCCGCTTCCACCGCTTCGTTTATTCCCATCTCTTTTTCCAGCGTGAACGCGCATTTCACCGTAATCCGAACCACGTTCCCCATTCTTCCGTAAAACACCGTGCGTCCGTCGGGCATTTCCGTCACAATCTCTTCCAGAACCTTTGAACTTCTCTTCCCCATCATCTATAATATACAAAATCCAGCCCGACGCGTTAAGCGACACCGTTAACGACATCGTTTCATTGCACTGTGTTTCTAACTTATTATACGACAAATGATTGTAAAGGTTACAGCCAACTACTCCATGGAGTTTGAAAGCTACCAACCCATGCCCTTGGCCGTGCAAGAAAAGGTAGTTCTGGAACGCCGAAAAGCGTGATTCACAGCGTTTTGCGGTTTGCTGTCTTTTGTATTGGAAAAAAACGTATTTTTGCCGCCGTCGCCGAAAGTGCAAAATAACGGCACCAATAGCGGCATCGTTCTATCACCCCAAAATGCCAAAAATATGAAAGTCCAGACTGCACAGATTTCGGCTGTTATTCTGCCGAACAAAAAACGCCCCGACGGGTCGTGCCCCGTTGCCATCCGCGTGTTCTTCCACGGGCGTGCCATGCGAACGCTTCCCATTTCCGTGATGGAAAAAAATTGGGATGCCAAATCCGCAAACGTCCGCAAATCCGACAAGGACCATGCGTGGAAAAACAAAATCATTTCCGACGAACTGCACGCCGCCGAACAGAACCGACTGGCGCTGGAAACGGCTGGGAAAATCTACCGTGCCAAGGATGTTCTGATTGTCCGCGAAAAATACACCGAACCGCAACTGCTGGAACTCGACGCCATCACCGAACGGATGCTGGCCGAACGCGGCGTGCGCGACCACACGCGGGCGTCGTATTCGACCGCGCTGAAAAAGCTGCGGGAATACTACGGGCCGAACTGCGGGCTGCTCGATGTCGATAGCGACAACATTGTCGGTTTTGGCAAATGGATGACGTCCCAAGGCTACAAAAACAGCACCATTCTGACGTGTATGCGCTGCATCGCGACAATCTGGCGGTATGCCGTCGGGCACGGTTTCCTCGCCGATGCCGACAATCCGTTCCGAACATACAAATACACGCGTTTGTTCAAAAGCGAAACGTCCAGAGAGGCGCTGACAGAGGCCGAAATGGCCAAGATAGAGGGATGGTACTCCCAACATTTTTTCGTTGATGACAACGGGGCTGTTACGCCGATTTCCGCCGATGTCTGGCGCGATATGACAACGCCATATACGCCGTTGTGCGCCGTGGCGATGTTTTTGTCCAGCTACTATCTGCAAGGATTGTCAACGGTCGATATGGTATTGTTGCGGGCCGACCAATTCCGCGAAAAGAAAACGTCAATCCAGCATGAGGATATGCGGGCCGTTCAAGTCGTCGTCGATGGTATTGAACAGACTGCGTTCATCCCGACAACAGTAACAGATGAGATATACTACTGGGAACTGGCCGACGTGAAACGGCGAAAAACGGGCCAACCCGTGCCCATTGCGCTGGAAATCAACAATATGACACTGGCGGCGATTGGATTGTATCTGGAAACGGCTGGCGAACGCGGCGGCTACGTGTTCCCGCTGACCGACCACACGCCAAACGAAACGGAACTGAACCGCATCACGGAACGTTTCTCGAAAAACGCGCAAAAACATTTGCGGCGGCTGGGAAAACAGCTCGGAATAGCGGCTGACATAACAATGTATTCCGCACGGCACTCGTTCGCAACCCATCTGGTCCAGAACGGCGCGTCGGCGGGGCTTCTGGCCTCGGCAATGGGCCGCACGGTCGAACACATCGACAACTACGTGCACCATCTTGATTCTGCCGAACGGCTTCTGGCCGCGAAACGGAAATAAAGTATCTTATTTCAGCTGTTATAGGGCAAAAACAGCCGTAACATATCATATTGCAACTGTTACGCTGTGGATTTGCACACGATATGATACAACAAGGGGCACGGCCTATTCCGCGCCCCAACAGCATAAAAAAACTAAAACCAAGGTAATGAGATTATCACTCATTATATAATATACAAAAATCCACGGCCATTTGCCAATCGGCACGTATGAAAAACACTTATAAATGCCATTTATCAGCTATATGGCTTATAAATCCTTGTCGCGGAACCGCATCTCCTTCGTGATACGCATCGGGCGGTATGATTTGCCGTCGTAACATAAAATCTGTTTGCGCGGGTTTTTCCGTGCGAAACCGACGTGCAACCACTGGCACGTGGTGATGTAGCCGTTTTTGTCCTTCGTTATCTTCTCCAGTATCAGCTGGTCGAAATCCACGCCGCTCTCGATGATGGTCTGGGCCAACAACAGAATGTTTCCGTATTTCGGATGGATGTCGGCGGCCATGCCCGTCAAATGGGCGCTCGTGGCGCTTCCGCCGACGGCCTTGTTGAGCTTTTCGGGCCGATACCCGCTCGTAACGATTATGGGCCCGCCCCACTTTTCTCGGATGACGTTCAATCTGTCGATGGTATAGTGGATGTTCGCACGCTGGATGCTGTTCTCTGGCGGGATTGTGGCCAACTTCGGATAACTCCCCGAAACACACATTTCCTCGACCGTGAAATAGCTCTTCTTCTCTTCTGGCATTTTATTCTGCTTTACTCTGTTTTATTTTTTTGTATTTTTGCGGCGGGCTTGGACTTCCCGCTATCAAGGTATCTGGAATTGGATTGGCCGTCCGTCACGGGCGGCCTTTTCAATTTTATAATCAATCTCGCGTAAACGGCTTTTCCGTTCAGAATGGGCGCTCCAAGGCCTCCTCCGTATTTCTGTTCTGGGTCGAACCCCAACGCCTCCAGCTCCTCTCTGTAGTTGTTCCAGCTGTTTCCGCACGCGGGGGCGATGATGTCGTATTCGTTTCGGTCTATCATCGCCAACGCCGTGATGGGCACCCCCATTTCATATAAATAGTCGGCTGGGATGTCCTTCGCTCTGGAAACCTCGATGACATTGTAGTTGTCATATCTCGGATATTTCTCTCTGGAATACGTGGCCGTCGGGGTGATGTGGTCGTGGTCGTTGTTCATATTTGTGAACCACACGGCGTTGATTTGCCTCTCCGTGCTGTCCAATGTATTGAACGTCATGGAACGCGGGGAAACGCCGATTCTGGCGCTCCCGTCGCGCAATTTGCCGAACACGTCCTTGAACACGACGCTGTTATAATTCCCGATTATTAGATATTCCACGATTATCTACGATTTCCTCGATATTATCACCCGTGCGTAAACAGCCTTCCCGTCCAGATAGAACTTTTTCCGTCCGTCGTTGCCTTGCTCGAACACTTCGTCGGCGGCTCCAGTCATCATGCCGACAATCTCGAAATCAGCTGGCTCCAGATGGTCCTTGCGGCGAATTAACAATCTCTTGTAAACTTTATTTCCATTAACAAAAGGACTATCCCACAAGCCATCCCAATTTTGATTTTTTAACCAATTTATTTGATTATCACCACCTCTATCACTTGTGCCTACAATCTCGAACTGGTCTGAACACCACTTGTCCAGAAACGTGATTGGCACACCCATCACGCCGTCGTAATCGACTGGGATGTCAGCCACTCTGGAAACCTCGATGGCGTCGTAGTTGTCATATTTTGGGTATTCGTCTGGGCTGTATGATTTTGTCAATTCCAACGGTTTTCCGTTCCAGCCGTGCTCTATGTTCGTGAACCATCTGATATTTCCGAACTTTTTTGGCGTTCCGTCTTGTTGGTCGAACTCCTTCACGTGCGATAGACCGATTGACACACGCCCGTCCTTCAGATACGGGAACACGTTCTTGTACGTGCAAGCATTTTGCGGTCCAACTATCAGAAAATCACACATTTACCCAATTGAAAAACTCTCGCCACAATGAGAACGGCGGGTTCGTTATAACCACGTCGTGCTCATCTCGGATGGCTGTTATTTCCTCGGAACGGAAATCCCCGTTGCCGTTCAGTCTTGCGACAACCTCGTCGCGTCCGTTGTAGGTATATTTCCACGCGCCGTCGCCTATGTCATAATTAGTTGCGGTCAGTCCAGCAAGGCCGATTTGGTCGTAATTATCTCTGAAATATCCGACGAAATTGGATGTTCTGTAGTCGTCGCACGGGCAAAAAACGCGTTTGCCCCTCAATTGCTCCCAATAGTGCCCGACCTCCTTTTCGATGTCCTCTCGGCGCGTGTAGAACTCGTCCTTTTTGGCGGCCTTTGCCGCGTGCAGATTCGCGTTTTTCCCCATTACTGGATACGTATTGTCGTCAGCCTAAAAATGCTGTTATTCGCGGCCTCCTCGGCCTCCTCTGGCGTGTTGTATATCTCGCCCATAATCCAGCCGTCTGGTCCGATGTTCGCGAACAGCGGAACGCCCCACAATTTTCTCTCTCCATCGCACTCTATTATTGGCATTGCTGGTGGTATTGTTCTCTGTAATATTCCACGGCCTTGTCGTATTTCGACAAATCGCCCGTGTATGTTTTGCCGCCGTGTTCCTCGACGTCGGTGAGCGGTATGTCATATATCACCTTTTTGGTTTTGGCGCTGTCCTCGCCGTTGATTAGGCGGCTGTCGCGGATGTTTTCGTATCTCGTTCCGAACGTCACTATCTGGTCAACGGGATACGCCACGGTCGTGTTGTTTCTGTGATATACTATAGCGAAATAGACTGGAACTTCCAACTCGTTTTCAAGCCGTAACAGACTGTTCAGCTTTGGCTCGTCAATCATTCCAGTGGAATATGTCGTGATGTCCACGTCGCGGCCCTTTATCTCGTATAGCGCCTTTTCGGCGGTCGTGCTGATTGCCCACACGTCGGCTGGCGCCCATTGCGTGTAGTTTGTGGTGCCGTCGGGATTGAAATTGTGTATTTCAGCTGGTTTCAATGTTTGTTTCAACGCCCATTTGTCGGCGTAATGGTATGCGTATGCTACGTCGTCTCCCTTTTTGTTGGTCATGGATTAAAACGGTTTTCCTTGGGTCAGTTTCAGACCGTTATTATAGGCCTCTTGGTAGGTGCAGACCTCTGGTGCGGCGGCGCAGTAAACGTCCGCCAAATCGTCGTATGGGCTGTATTTCGGCCATCCCAAATGCGGTTTGATGTGCATTTTCTTGTATGCCTTTTCAAACTCGCCGATGGTGCCCATGGTCATCTGTTGCGGGTCGTCGTTGCCGCAATTCTTGCAGACCCAATTCACGGTGATGTTCAGTGAGCAACACTTGTCACACCACACTACTTGTTCGTTGTTGTAATCGTCTTTTGTCATTTGCGTTTCGTGTTTATTATAAATAGTCCCTTCATCCGAAAAAAACCATCGGGACAAAAAAAAACGACAATTTTTTTCGGACTGTGTAACAGCAAGTTATGTATTTAGGGTTAAAAAATGTTAGATTTTTGGTTCACTTTTCAAAAGTCGGTGATACTTATTTATGTAAATTGATTGTAGCCATTTCTGTTACGGGGGTTCCGTCGATGGCGGGCCCCCGTAATTTTTTTTTTGACCTTGAGATTTTTGTATATTATTAACAGAGCCGCCCGTACCACATTTTCGCGGCAATAATGAGAAAGAGATTTACGGCCTATAACGGGATTCTGACTGAAGGTGGTACTCGGCGGAATCCCGACGGGCCGATTTTTATGAAGAAACAGATGATTTTGGAAGAGTGCAACTGGATTCTGACCGATGAGGCGAAAAACGACACGAACCTCAACCCGACCGACAAGAACGTGCTGGCGATTCTACAGTACATGTTTGACAACAAGACACCATTCGACGATGGCTATTATTCGATAGTGCTGCGCGAAAAAAGAAACATTGAATATACATTGCAAGGCACATTGGACGAATTGGGGGTGAAACTCAACCAATCCACCATTGGTCTGACAATAAACAAGTTATCCCGACTGGGGTATATAGACTATCGTCGGGGATTCTACAACAATAAGACAAATAGCGGACAGCCAGCAAAAATCAAAATACTCAAAGGAACAACGTCCTTAACCGACAGTATATCTGTAAGTTATAACGATATTACACATAGAACAAAAGACACACCAATGTGTAATAATCAAATAACCGACTGTAATTCAGACACTTGCAGCGATATTGCACATAGAAAGAATATAGAAATAGAAAAAGTACAAGTAGAAGTACAAGTAAAAGGTACCTATAGCTATAGTGACTTAGGGCTGGAAAAAATCGACTCGAATGAAAGTGACATCTGGCGCGTGGAAGACACTACGTTTGTTGGGGATAGTGATAAGTCTATCGACCTCAAGTCGTACCTTGACGACAACGTGTGTAACGGAAACGTGATGGGGGACTTGCTGGAATGGGCTATCGACAACGGATGGTTTACTTGTAGCACCCAAGTAGATAGAGTGATAGACGCGACAAGAGAGAATTGCAGCCTTGTGGCCCTAAATGCTGACCATTACAAAAAGCTGTTCAAACGATACGAAGAGAAAGCCGAAAGAGAGCGGCTGGCAAAAATAATACACGCATAACCCAAAAGCACAATGAGAGAGAAAGAGAAACCTACACCAGAAGAGGTTGCACTTGAAATGTTCAAACGGTGGTACGAATATGAGAGGTTCGACGTATTCACCGACCCAAACAAAGTATCATACCGCTTGGATTGCGGTATCGTGAGCGTATCCGCTATACGTACACCTATCGGGCCGTTAATCCATATCAGCCCTAATGGGAAACGAATTGCTGTTGACGACTGGAATGTAAGCGGCGACGGATTTTACCACATCCTCGGAAGACTACATAGCTTTAAAGAGGACCCGATGCTAAAGTTTCCGTTGCCCGACGATTTCAATGAGTGGTTTTTACACACCATAGACCGCATGTACGGCTGGAACGAATAACACACTAACCCCAAAGGCAATGAAAAGCATAACCGACAAACAGACACTACTCCAACTCGGAAAAGAGAAACGGCTGGAAGGCGTCGTGATAGACAGAGCAGCCGACGAACAGCAAATGACAATCACCATCCGACTGGACAGTGAAAACCTCGTCAAGGGCCTCGATTTCCTCGCCGCAATCGGGCTGTTGGAAAAACGCACAATGACAGAGTAACACCATCGGCCATGAGCATCGACAGAAAAGCGTTCAGAGCATTATATCAGCTAATCCAGAGCGGGTGCATCTCGGAAAAGCAAGCATACGACTTGTGCGTGGCGGTATTCTGGCAGCCCCCGACGTTCAACATCCAGACTGAAGACAACGCCACGTCATTGGAAGAACAGAACAATCCACAACAGACAGTTGTTAAAGGTTTCGCTGGCGGCCTCGAAAACGGCAATATGTTCTGACCGTCCAGCCCGAAAAAAGCGCCGATTTTCAAGAAGGCCCCAAATATGACCGTAGAGCGGCGATTAGGCCCTCGAAGGTATAACTACCCCAAAAATACCTAATCGCCGCCCACAGCCCGCCGTTGACCCCGTGTCGTTAATTTTACGGCTCGTAATCCAGAATGGTCCATCCAGAAGGTATTCCGTTGGTGCCGATGCGCCATTCGTCCATTTCTGGATTTTTGTAGAACGTGCCGTCCTCGGCAACGCCGTCAACCCATCCGTCCAGACATCCTTGCGCGGAAATGTCTGTTAACATACAAGTTATGGTTTTCAACGACGTGCATCCAGCGAACATATATTTGCAGCTATCGCGGGCCAACCACGTGCAGCTCATTATAGGCGAATGCTCCAGCGACGTGCATCCAGCGAACATTGAGTAATAACAGCTATCTTGTATTCCAGTCGTAGCTGGCAATATGGATGGCGGATTTACCAACGACGTGCAGCCTTGGAACATACTCTCATAACAGCGGAAATAAACCCCGCCACGCAGTTCTGGCGCGGTGACCAACGACGTGCAGTTGCGGAACATTCCAGCGTAACACGACGTTCCTATTCCGATTGAGGCTGGAAGTTGCGGCGCTTGTGTCAGCGACGTGCATCCAGCGAACATTCCAGCGTAGCAATTCGGTTTGGCTTGTGTCGCTGGAAGCGTCGGTGCTTTGACCAATCGGGAACAGCTGTAGAACATACTGGCGTAGCAGTAGTCGTATAGCGTTTTGGCTGGCAGCGCTGGGGCTTGCGTTATCGACGTAAATGCGAACATTCCTTGATAACAACCGTCAGCAAGTACTTTGGATGGTATTGCTGGGGCTGTTTTTAGGCTCTCGCATCCGTAGAACAATCCCGCCAAACCGTATTCGGGCACTTGGTTTGAGCCGCCTTGCTGGATTAGCGTCGTCGTGTTGCCCGACCCAATGATTGAGCCCGTCATCACAAATCGGCTGTAGTTATTGTAGAAACCCCTACATACCCCGTTCGGGTTTTCGCCGTACATATACACGCTCTGGCCGCCGTCCAGCTCGATTGCCTCGAAATCCCACGTATTCCATTCCTCTTTGTCGAAACTGTAGTAGATGACTGGTTTTGTCGTCGTTTCGTTTGTTCCGTCGTGGCGCATTGCGATTGTGCTCGTATCCTCGGCTGTGAACGTCAGATAGTCGTATTGGAACTGTGCCGTGCGGAAACGGATATAGTTGTCGGCGACGAATATCTCGTTGTTGGCCTCGGCCAACCCTTTTGCGTAATAGGTCGTGTCGGGAACAAGGTCCGTAACCTCGATTTTTGTCTGTTCGCCCTCGACCATCGTGTCCTCATAGCTCGAAAAGTTCTCGTTCTGGCTGATGCGAACGCCGCTCCTTGTTATAGTTGTAGGCATAAGTGTCTGTGTTTTAATAATTTATTGCTATCGAAACTATTGCGCTCGATGAGGTGATTTCCGTTGCCTCCAACGTGGTTACCGTAGGTCCAGCTGGGCTCGTCGTGAAATTGGTGGCGATTGTCTTTGAACCGCTTGCGTTGGAAACCGTTGCACGCAGATTGTAGGTCGTGCTCGGCGTCAAACCGCTGATATAGAACGTGTTGTTGTCGTTCAGCGTGGCCGTGTTCCATTGTGCGCTCTGGCTGGCTACTCTGTATTCCAGCGTTTTGGTAGAAATTACGCTACCGTGCGGCACGATTGAGCCGTCCAGCGTGGTGGCCCCGACGGCGAATATTTGCCCGAAATCGACGGTCGGCGCGGTGAGAACGCTCTGGGATGCACTCCAAACGGTGTTGACGTCGGAACCGATGAGATAATCCATATACGCAAAACCGTAGATGTACTCGCCGTTAGGCAATCCGCTCTGTGTGGATGTAATCGACGTCTGGCCTTGCTGTCCGTAGGTGTCGGCAATATGAGTTCCAGCGTGGCTGTCGGTAAGATAGAACTTGACGCCGACTGTATCGGCCTCTATTCCAGTCCCCGTGCCGACGGCCTCGACGTAGATACTGGAATACGGGTCTTGAACCGCCAATGAGTAGTCGTCCAGTGTCACTGATGCCGTGATGTTGTTTGTCGTTATTGTTGCCGTGTCCGTGGCCATTCCGCTCTCGTTTGCACAGCTGGCGTAAACGGTATAGGTCGTCAGCGGCGACAATCCCTCGGCTGTCCAGTGTTGTGTTCCAGCCGTTGTCGTATATCCAGTGGCGTTTATATAAGTTGAACTACCTTGTGCTTGCAAACGCACGGAAACGGCGGTAATCGGTGAATTGGATGTTATGAGGATGTCTCCCTCGGCGCTGGTCTGGTAAGCAGTAACATTCAACAACGCGATGCTCGGCGCCTTGGCTCCAGTGGAAACGCCGACCTTTTCGGTGTCGTTGAGCCAACGGCGTCCGAAAACGTCCTCGACAACGGGTGTCAGATAGTAGGTGGTGTTCGGCGCAAGTTCAGTCAAAAAACCGCTCGGCTCCCAACTGTATTTCTCCCTTGAGTGTATCTGGTTCGGGTCCGTCGTGTATCTGATGCCGTAGCGTGCGATGCCGACCGTGTGCGTGATTGGCGCCGTGGAATACTGTATCGTAGTTCCAGCCGCCGACGGGCGCGTGGTGAAAACCACGTCTGGCAATGTGAAAAACTGGTAAACGGGGCTCTCGTCGCTTTCACGCCCTTGGTCCTCGGCCACGGTTATTGTGGCCCAATACTCTTGCCCCTCGTCAAGATTTTCGGCCAATATCGGGTTGGTAGCCCCCGCTGTGATGATGGTATCTACCAACGATGATTTATCGCTGTCTGTGTATATCCGTAATGTCGATGATGTAATTGCCATTTTTGGTTATGTCTCTTGTCGGCACAAGTATTGCCGTTATTTTGCTTTGTTTGGTTTTGAGGTCCACGTCGCCCTCGATTGCCATAAACTTCCGTCCGTCCAAATATAAATAGTCGAACAGCTCTGTAGGGATGTCGTAACTGTCTATATCGACCTCCATTGTGGCCGTTATCTCCTCCAGCCCGAACGTGTTCAACGGGATGTCTCTGATATATGGTGATGTTACTTGTATATTTCCGACGTGGTTCACGTTCTCCATGATGACGAAACCGACGTCCTCGAAATCAACATTGTATTTTCCGTCCTCGTATTCTGGATTGGAATATTGGTCAACTATACCGCTGAATTGCGATAGGTTCCGAACGCGTGCGAACGGGCTCTCGTGCAGCGTCACCTCGTCTTCCAGCCAGATGTTGTCTATTTCGCTGATTGGCTCGGCTGTGTCGTCGTCCTTGTATTTGATGTAGTTTTTGCGTCCGAAATACGTGGATGATGGCCGAATGTCCGTGATATACGCGTCTTTCAGTTCAACTGATGTGTTCGCGTCGATGTAATCCAGCACGCCGTTTTCTATCACGGGCTTTTTGCCGATAAGCCATCCCAATCCCCAAACCAAATCAGCGGCTGTCATCTCTGGTAAATTGGCGTAATAGCCGAACCACGCGAACGATGTCCACGGGGTCTGGATATAGCGGTGCAGCGTGTTCGATGTGCCTTTTTTGTGCCATCCCAAATCGTAGCTCGATGCGTCGAAATACCAATATTCGTAGCTGTTCGCGGCGTATTGGTAAACGGTCAGCCTCGGCAATCTCGCAACGTATTGCATATCTTGGTAATAGTCGTCATCGGTTATCTCATATCCAGTTATATTGAGGTCGGCCACGCAGCTAACCATATCGAAATAGCTCCCGCTAACAACGCCGAATGAAATGTGGTCGTTGCGTTTTAGTTGGAATGTGGCCGTTCCGTATGTTATGTCGTTCGTGTACTGTAGCCCGTCCAAATAGTATTCGTGCGTTGTGTTCGTCTGGGTGTCGTAGTGCCAGTGGTTGACGACAAACGGAACTTTGTAGCTGTTGTTCTTTGATTTCCAGCTAATCCATATTTGCATCGAAACTGTGCAATCTCTGTTGAATATGATACGGTCGTTCTCGGTCAAATCAACGCTGTATTCCAAATCGTTGGTTATGTGCTGTCCGCCCATTATTGAGAACTTGTTCGTTGATGTATCCATTTTGCCCTCGACTGTCTGTCTGTGGTTTTGCGGGCACAAATATTTTCCAGTGGCCAACACGTACCAATTGTTCATTATCGACGGGATGGTCATATTGCAGTTCTGGGCAATGGTCGGAACCAAATCATCCAGTTTTTTCACGGGATGCAGCTGGGCGTAGTTCTTGTCGTAGGCCATGCCGTAGTCGTATTGTTTGAACCAATCTGGATACGCGGTCAGTGTGTTTGTGTTCCACGCGATTATGGTGTTGTCGTTATCAGTGAACATTCGGGCAATCTCCTTGTCGCGTATTTCGGGCGGGAACGTGCTCTCATACAAACAGATGGTGATGTTATCGTCGTTCACAGAAACAACTTGCAAGTAACAGTCGGTCATGCGCCCGTCCACGGTCAGCACGGCTGGTTTTATCTGGTTGCCGTATAGCTGGTTCGGGCTGTCCAAAAGGTTGTAACACGCCAACAATCTGATGTTGTTCTCGGTTTTCGGTATATCCATATCGTTGGTGTATTGTTCCCTCAAACCATCAGAAAAACGGAATGCCTTCCAGTTGAACTCGATTGTCTGGTCGCTGTTAACGTCAAGCGAACCGTTCGCTATCTGTATCGTTACCATCGGCAATTACAATTCTTCACTGATTATTATGTCCATCTCGATGTCTTGCGTGTCGCCGCTCTTCACCGTTATGCTGTCCGACGCAATCACCACGGGAACCCAAACTTCGTTGTAATTCCTCATCCAAACTTGCTCGCTGTAGCGTATGTCTTGCACGTAGGCGTCCGTGGCCATATCATAAAATCCAGCTGTTATTGTTCTGGAATTGGCTGTCAGATGTCGGCGCGGGATGTTTCTGAAAACCTCGCCGTCCGTGCGCGTGTAGGCGTCGCCCGTGGCCTTGTTGACCTCCTTCACCAATTTGCCCCCGATGTAGCGGATGCACCCGTCACAGTCGCGGTACATTAGCTCGATGAAATCCGTGCCGCCGCACGTCGTGTCAACGACGATGGTGTGGCAAATCGGGAACGTGTCCTCCTCGCCCTTCCAGATGTCGCCGCCCTTCACCTCGTCGGTCGGGTCCCCGCCGCCGTTGGCTGAATAGTACAATTCGTGGCTGGTCGGTGTCAGCGACATGTCGCCGCTGATGACCACGTTCGATGTGGTCTGGGCCGATTTGAGGCAAACGGTGTAGTTTCCGTCGTGCAACAGATACCATCCAAGGTTGTAGCTGTTCAATCCTTCTGTCAGCGGGTATTGTGTGTTTCCAGCCTCGAAATATCCGTCGGCTGGGCTGTAGAATTGTAATTTGTTGGCCTCGTCTGGATGGTAGATATACAATGTCCTCGAAATGCCGTGCGAACGGTTGGTGAAACTTTTGCCGTGCAACAATTGGAACGTGAACGTCCACGTCGTCGCCAACGTGCCGTTCAGATAGATGTCGGTCTGAACGCTGTATTGCCCGATGTTGTCAGTATCCATCGCCATCAATGCGTCATCCAGCACGAACAACAGTCTGTTCATCTCGGATATATGCAAGATGCTCCTCGTCGCGCTTCCGTTCGGGTGTCGAACGATGATGCGGGCGCCAACAGCATCCGTGGCCACTGAACTCTCGACAATGACGCAATTGCTGTCCCCAAGCCATATCACGGGTTCTGGATACATAACCGTGATGTTGTTATAATTGAAATATCGCATAAATATATGTATATTTTACTTATTATCAGTTAGTTATCGCGCCGTTGCCAGTGTTTCCTTAACCCGCACGCGGTTCTGTTTGGTCGTTATCTCCTTCACGGAAACCACGGGCTGGATGTCCATCACCGCATCACGCATCGCGTCGCGCAAATCCTCGGTCGTGATGGTCTGCGTCTTCTCGATTGCCGTGCGCGGTATCGCTGTAACGGCACCGCCGTTGGCAAACGACGTCATCCTCCTTCTTCCCATCAGCTTCCCGAAATTGAGCATATCCAGAAAATCCACTCCCAACTTCTTCACCACGGGCGCCGTGATGACGTATTCGCCCTCGGATAGTTTGGCGTCGATTTTGTCGTCCTTTTTCGTTGTAACACGTCCGCCGACAAGTCCGCCCTCTGCAAATTGCGGTTTCGACGCCTTCGTCTCCTTCGCCTTCTTCAGCGTGGCAACTGCCGACGCGATGCCTCCAGCAACAATTCCGACCATTTCAATAATGTATGCCGCCAGCGTGAACGGGGCCGCTGGTCCCGTGGCCGCCGCCGCCTCCGTTGCGCCTTGGATTGCCGACGCCATAGCGACCGCCGACGAAATGAGAATCTGCATCATGGCCATCGCCGTAGCGAAATCGCTGTAGCTCTCGTTGTCCTCGGCCAACGTCTCGAACAGCGACTGGAAATTGCCAGCCACGTTGTTCAACGCGTCCGCGATTGATGTCACGGCGTCTATCATCTTCTTCTTCTCCGCCATTTGTGCCGCCGTCACGTCCCTCATCGACTCCTTCACCTTGTTGTTGCTCTCGATGACCTTCAGATTGGCCTCCTCCAGCTTCAGATTGTAGGCCTCCACGCTGCCGTAAATCTGGGCCAGCTCGGCGTCCGTGTATCTCTCCCTCTCGGTCAGCAAGTCGTTGTATTCCGATTTGGCTATCTCCAGTCTCTGCTCGGCCCCGCGCTGCATTATCTTCGCCTTCTCGACCTCGTTGTTGTGATACAACTCCAAATCGTTGGCGTTCTGGATGCCGTTCAGTATCTCTTGGTGTTTGCGTTCGATTGCGATTGCGTTGTCGCTGTATTTCTTCCGTATCTTCAGCTCGGCGTTGGCCGTGGCGTCGTCGATTTGTTTTGCGTTGTTTGCGTATTTGACCCTCTCGTCCTCCAAATCGCTGTAGTATCTGTGAACAAGCTCTTCCAGCGCCTTTGCATAACCCTTTGACGTGTCGATGTCCTTCTGTGTGAATACGGCCCCGAAACGGTTCTCTATCTCCTTCTCCGACAATTTGTCGTTCATCGCCTTGAACGCCTCGTCATATAGCGTCTGGGCCTCGTCCACGGATGCCTTCAGCGTGTTCTTCAGCGCCGTGCTGTCGATTTTCTGTAACTCAATCTCGATGGCGATTTTGGCCTCGTCGGTCGTTAGGTTCTTCAACAGCCTCTCGTAATAGGCCTTCGTGTCGTTCAGCTGTTTCTGTTCGTCGTCTTTAGCCCATTTTTTACGCAATTCGCCCAATTTGAGCTGCAAATCGGCCTCCAGCAATATAATCTGCTCGTTGATGGCCGCACGCGCTTTTTTCGTCAGATTCTTCTCCTCATTCAGCCTCTTTTTTAGCTCTGTAATCTGCTGTTCGTGGCCGCTCTTCACCGTGGCGTACTCCTTCGCACGCAAATCTTGGATGCTGTCAATCCACATTTTCTGCAACGCCTTCAGCGCGTCCTCCTCGGCCTTTTTGCGCTCTTTTGCCGCTTGTGCCGCCGACTGTGCACGCTGTTTGCGCTCGTTCTCCTCTTGTTTGGTGAACGTGCTCATTCTTTTGTTGATTGTGCGCATCCCGTCGTTGTAGGCCTTCTCGGCGCCGTACACGGCGGCCTCCAAATCGGCCAGCTCCTTCTTCCGTTCGTCAGATAGCTTTGCATAAACCTCGGCGTTGAACTCGGCATAGCCCATATCCAGCGCGGCCTTCTGCCTCGTTATCCTCAACTTCTCTTGGGCGTTCTTCTTCGCCTCGGCAAGGTCCTCCTTTTCCAGCTTCGCGGCCTCCTCCATGAACTTTTTGCGCTCTGCGAACGTGTATTTTTCGCTGTCAGCCGCTTTTGCGTTCAGTTCGGATATTTCGGTCTCTCGTTTGGCGTGGTTTACTGTATATTGGCGTTCGGCCTCTTCCAGATTGTCCGTGGCCACAACAACGTCGTCTTCAGCCGCCGCGTAATCCTTCAGCACGTGGATGAACGACGCCACCTTCTGCACGAAATTGGCTATCCCGTCCATCACCTTCCCGATTACCTCGGCCAGTTTGGTGAACGCAAGGTTGATTACGTCCATTATCGGTTTGAACGCCGCGAACACGCGCTGCAACGCCGTCATGGCCGCGTCGTTCTTTTTGAACGCCTCGACCAATTTCAATACGACGACAATGATTGCCGCGATGGCCGCCACGTATGGGTTGGTGAGCAACGCCATCAGCTGTTTGGAAAACGCCTTCACCGCCGTGCCAGCCGTCTTGAACGCGCCGCTGATGCCCCCGATGCCCTTCGCCGCCGCCGTGGCTCCAGTAGCCGCCGTTTCCTCGGCTG